TTTTGCCATTATATTGAGCAATATTTTCTTTGATATAAGTGAAATCCATAGTACACCCACCTGTTCTAAATTAGTTGATTAACATAGTTTAACACTTCTTGATAATTACAAGCTCTTCTAGGAAATTCAATATCTTGATTCCAATCTCTATCCATAAGAATTCCATTTGAATTATAGAACAAATTATCAGGTTTATCGTCAATAATTATAGTGTTCATATAATTTTTATAATCCATTGCTTTAGAGACAAAATATCCATCAAAATTAGCTCCATGATTTAACAACCAATCAAAAGTGACCATAGCAGTTTTATCATTCTGATGAGTTCTAATAAGTAGATCATGCCCCTCAATTTCATATAATTTATCCAAAAAATCAATAGCTCCATCATATGGATCAGCTTGCGAAAATATTTCTTCTGCATGAACATCAAAGATTAAATCATAATATTCCTGCCTATCAAAATCAGGATAATCATTACTCATATGCCAACTCTTGTGTATAGGCTGTTCTTCTGGAACTCTATCTGGATAGTAATATTTCAATACTCTATAAACACTACCAACAAAATTTCTAAGAACCCCATCAACATCACAGCGAATATTTTTCTTTAAATTGCTCATTTCTATTCTCCTCAATTAAATTAATAACTTCCTTCTTAAGCTGTTCTATATTTACAGTACCACCTGCATTCTCCTCAACAATCATAAGTTTATCGTATCGACTTTTTAGCTCACTATCAGAAAATTGTGTCATTTTATGAAACCCCTCTACACCAACCATAATACAAAAAGGATCATAAATCCCTCTAATAATGCTCATATTTTCTTTTCCTATTACACCAGTCACAATTATATCACTACTGAAACTAATTAAACTTTTATCTAGCTTCTTCAATAAATCAACCATCCAGATATTTAAACCTTTAAAACCGTAAGCAGATAAATCTCCTACCAATAAGTGCTCTGCAATACCTTGCGGACTAACCTTAGCTCCATTATCAATTTCAATAGTTTCCTCCCATTTGTCTGAGTATAGTATTTCAGCTGCTTCTTCATCATCTTTAATTTCTCCTAAATATTCTAATAAATTGATAGCCAGAGCATTAGCTCCATCTCGATAAGATATAATTTCATAATCAGAATCATAAAAACTGGCTGTCAATTCTTTTTCAACTTTTCTGTCAGTTGAATTTAATAAAATTACGTTAGACATAATTTACCTCCATTAGATAACCAATTCCTCGAACCAAAGAACTGGTAAATCCTTTAGTTTAAAAAATCGTTTAATATTATCAATCTCTGTACTATCTTGGTCATAGTATGGACTTATTATTAATCCGTCCATTTTTTCCAAGAATTTGCTGTCTAACTCCCTTAATTGATTCTCATGGAAATTCACTTCATCACTTGTGTCTAATAAATAAAAAAATACAGTAGGGGAATAGACATAAAATCCAAGTGATTTTAAGATAGATACATATTTTAGGCATGAATTAATATTTTTCTTTGTATTTGTATCCTGTTCCGTGTAGTAAGGATGTAGAAAATAGTAAATCTTGTTACAGTTTGTCATTAAACTTCTTTCCTCAATTGATTAAAAATTTCTTTCTTACTTTCTCCATAACTGTTTTTATGATCAATAAAGACACTAGGGCAGAATTCTTCAACAAAGTAAAGAAAATCCTTTCTTAAACTTGGACTAATTTGAGATACAAAAATTAGGCAATAGTCGATTACGACTTTACTAGAAACATGAACTTGATTTTTAATTGAAATAATTTCATTTTTATGATTTTCTTCTATCTCTGACCACGAGTGTTGAGAATTTGAATATGAGTAGATATATTCCAAACATTTATCAATCAACTTCTTAATTTTTTTATTTGATTCAGTAGGATAAGGTTGAAGAAATACTTTTTTAATATCGTCATCTTCATAAATTAATTTCATAATTACCTCCGCTCATCACCAGATTTGTAAAGTATCAGAGGATAAATAATTATCGAAATAATTGAAATAATGATAATTAAATTCCTTTTATTTTCTGGTGTAAATTCTTTATTAAATATTTCCAACGATTCCTTAACCTGTTGGTTAATAGTTTCCTCTGGAGCCATAATCAAAGCAATGTTAAATAAAACGCTATAAATTACTCCGACTACCAGATAAATTATTAGGACTGTCTGTAACATTTTAAAAATCTCCTTTTCGATTTCAATTAACACGCCATAAGTTAAAGATTTGTAAAACCAATGTCAACCTTTTTTCTGATAATTAATTCAAAAATCTTTGTTTCCCTTCACAAAAAAATTCTAATACACCATAATTTAAAGCTTTTAAACGACAATGTCAAGCTTTTTCCCAAATTTTATTAAAAAAATCAACTTTTTAGGGATTAAAAAAACAAAAGAAAAGTTTTCATACTTTCAAAAGAAAAATAAAAAAGCTTATATATATTATAGCTTATTATAGCTAGCTTAAGCTGCTTATTAATTCCCTCGCTCATAAATATTTATTATTTACATAATAAATATGTATTCACTCGGTCATTAGTGCGGGGACGGTTACCGTCCCCGCACAGATGTCCATTATCAAAAGATTTTTTCATTTAAGGACAAAAAAAGATAGAAACAAAAAAAGTTCAAAAAAAAGCTTGACATTATGCTAAAAAATTATTATATTTAAGAGCTTTAAAATTAAGAATAAGTTTTCTGAATTAATTATCAGAAAAAATGTTGACATTGTCATTTTAAATAGTTAAATTTGGAGTGTGTTATGAAAAATATCAAAGAACAACTGAAGGAAAGTACAAGCGATAAAGTATTGAGAGCCTTCTGGTCGGACTGGCTGGAAGATAAAGATAAATTTGTTCCTTACAAGGAATTTAAAAGAAGATTAATGAATGATGAACTTGCAATTGACATTTCCAAGGAGGATTTAGATGGCGAATAAATCTGGCAAAACTCAAGAGAGTGTCGAAGTCGTATCAAAAAATGAAGTCTACCTACTAGACGAGGATAATGAAAGACTTAAACGAATTTGTGGTCACATAAAGAAAGATGGTCTTAGGTGTAAAGCTCCTGCGGGATGGAAAACGGATCATACTGGTTATGGACTATGTTATCATCACGATAAGGGAAGAAATGCAACTCAAAGTTGGCGACAGCTTTCCAGGGAAATGGCTGAAGGTAGTAGTTTAGGTAAAATACTAGAAAGGTCTAAGGATGGGGAAGTTGCGGTTAATGATGTAACAGATGAGATTAAGTTTCAACAGGCTTTACTGTTGTGGTATATTGACCATGTTATGAACAGAGAAAATTTGGATGAAGATGGTAATCCTATTGACCCAGAATTTACACCGAAGGATATAAAGATTTTAAAGACTTTGAACCAAGATATGATAAAAGCCAAGGAAAGTGCTGCTAAGATAAAAGGCAGTCTTAAACTTGATGCAGTAGTAGTGCGTAAATTTGTTGATTCTATTTTAACATTCTTGGTAAGTGAGTTAGAACATAAACTTAACAAGTCAGAAGTTATGTCCTTAATGGAAAAAATGATGGATAAAGTCTTAGTTCCCATGTCGTCTAAGGGTATGATAAATGGTGATGTATCGGCACTATCTGAAGTGCCTGAAGATATGAAAAGTATGAAGATGATTGCAGAAGATGATGTCCGCAAGAAAGTTGATAATGTAGACAGGAGTAAAAAAGAAGATGGTGAATGAGTTTAATGATTTATCTTCTTTAGCAGCTGAAGGTAAAGAGTGGCTGGAAAAGAAGAAGGAAAAAGAGTTTAAAGGAGCTAAATATTTTTGGGATCAGCAAAAAGCTGATCGGTTTGCAAACACAGATTTAGAAGAGCTTCTATTTGATGAATATTTTTTAGATGGTGAAGATTGGATGTGGACTGGTGTAGTTGATGCTGTAAAGGATATTTGGTATCAATATCAGAATAATGATGTTAATTTGGTACTTGTTTTAGGAGGCTTTGGCACTGGGAAAACTGGCGGTATTGATGCTATTTTAACTTGGTTGGCGTGGTTTGACTTTACTTGTAAATATGACCCTGATTCGGATATAGCAGCTCCCCAAGAGTATTATGGATTGCGACCAGATTCCACGGTTGCTTTTATTGCTCTTTCTAAGACCTTAACAAAATCTAAACAAATTACTTTTAGTGCGATGCAGGGATTATTTAATTCTCAGTTCAATGAGGATTATTTTCCTGTTAATCCGAGAGTTAAATCGATGGTAGAGATTCCAAATAATCATACTGTGATATTCCCTAATACAGCGACTGAGGCTGCTAATGCTGGATATGATGTATATTATTACGTTATGGACGAGGTTTCGTTTCTAAAGGAGGTTGAGGATAGTACGTTGGCAAAGGGGTCTAAGACTACTTCGTATGACCAAGCAGAACAAGCTCATAGAAGTGCTGAAGGTCGTCGTAAATCGAGATTTAAAGATGATGGTTTAGGAGTTTTATCTTCTAGTGCAAACTATGATCAGGATTACCTGATGAGAAAGATAAAAGATGTCTATAAAGCTCCTGAAGAGCATAATAATGCTGTTTATAAGATTTTATTGCCTTGGAAAACTAATCCTGAGAAATTTGAGGATAACCAAGGCTATTTTTATTTCGATACAGAAACCTATGAAATTATTTCTGATCCTGAAGAAATTGCAGCAATGGAAAGATATTATGAAGAGCCTGAACCAGATGATTTAATTTTTGGAAGTCCAGAGGAATCTGAAAATAAACAAATTATTCAGCAAGTAAGAGATGATGAATTTGAATTCACTGAAGCTGAAATACAGCATGCTAAGAGTTTTTTAAGTTGTAAAGAAGGAGTATAATTTATGAATGAAGAATTAACTGATTTTTTAATTGGTTTATTTGCATCTTTCAAAGAGATGAAAACTTCGAAAGTTAAGAGGAGAGTTAGAGAAGCTGGTTTTGAAGATGTGAATGTAAGGAAGCACTTACGCTATTTGGAAAGAGAAAATGTTCTTGATAAAGAATATACAAGAGATGTTCATGGAACATATGAGTTAGAGTGGAGGTATAATAACTAGAGTTGTCAGATATAATACGAATTCCGAATTTTTATTACGCTGATTTTCGTAGAGAGCCCTATGAAAGTTCTAGAAATATTTTATCTGTACCTATGGGAGCTCTGCGACCATTATTTCGTGATATAAACAAGGTCAAGAAGAAAATTGTGGATAAAACATTAGTGAATCATTTTGATAAAGATTCTTGGGATTTTGAAGAAGATTTTGCGGGAACTGGTGTGACAAATAGATATATGCACATTGATATTGGGGTTAAACGAGATTCACTTGGAATTTCAATGGTTCACGTTCATGATTGGAAACAAATAGAGCAAATAAAAAAGCACGAAGGAAAGAAAATAGATACATTACCTTGTTTTACTGTAGATTTTCTGGCTAAAGTTAAACCAGAGGAACAGCTTGAGGGTGAGATAGATGTTACCAATATTAGAGAATTAGTTATTTACAGATTACGAGAATTAGGATTTCACTTACATTTGATTACATATGATAGATTTGGCTCTTTAGAGAGTGTTAGGATTTTAAAGAATGAAGGATTTAACATTGGTAAGTTGTCCCTAGACAGAACTACCTCGTATCCTATTGTTGACTATGAAAGAGATGATAATGTGAAATCTGTTTCTACTAAAGGCAATTACTCTGCTGCTTGGGATAATTTTGTAGATGCTGTTCATCAAGGGCGGATAAGAATGCCTTATAACTCTGATTTCTTTCATGAAATGAAACACGCAGAGAAATTGGAAAAAGGAAATAGAATAAAAATTGATGTTCCTAATAAAAAATTAACTCTTGACTTAATGGAATCTGTTGCTGGCTCTATATTTAACGCTATGAATAACGAGTATCAGGGTGATTTTGATAGAAGTGATATTGAGACTGAAGAAGATAGAGCTGACCAAAACTTTTATAGGCAATTTGAAGGGGATAGAAATTTTGATGAGTTGAAAGAAAGGGAAAGAAGATTTAATAGAAGAAAGTCGCTTGATCGGGCAGATACAGAAAGGAGTATCTATGATGAAAGGTATTAATTTTGATATTAAAAGTGAAGAAGATAAAAGTTGGAGAGATAAATTACCTTTGTTGAAGTCTAAAGAGAAGATTGCAGAGAATGCTAGAGAATATACCAAAGAGGTAGCTGAGAAAGCTGTAGATGATGCTATTGAGGAAATAACGGCTACTTATGAGGATATTATCGGTGATTTACAGGCCAACTATGATAAAGATAATAAATATCATGATAGATTTTATGAAAGTTTACGTTTGAGTAATACTAAAATAGAAAATCGGGAACAGATGGATACCATTATGAAGGAATCTAGTACAATTACTAGTGGTGATTTTGCTGTTTATAGTGATATTGATGCTGATTTAGAACAGACCTATGGAGAAAGGGCTGAGGCTCAGCGGGTTGCTTATGTTCGAGGAATGAAAGACCCAATTATTGGAGCTATTGCTGATACTTATACTAGGTGGGTTGTTGGTCGTGGTGTTAAGTTTTCTTTTCAGGATCATAAGGTTCAAAAAGTAGTTGATAAATTTTGGGAAGAAAATGATATGGATTCTAAACTCAAAGAGAGATATTGGAGATATGTATTAGAGTCTGAAATGTTTTCTGTTCTTCACAAAGACCCCGAAAGAGGAGAATGTTACATACGAGATGTTAATCCTAGAGAGATAACTAAGGTTGAAACTCATCCAGAAGATAAACAAAATAGGTTTGCTTATAAAAGGGAATTTAGAGATACCGATGGTAAGCGTCACGTGATGTATTACCCTGATATTGATTATTATGACGATTATAGAGATGGTAAATTAAGTGTTCAGAAGTCTGTTTATGAAGATAAAGAAGAATGGACTGGAAGAAATACTGTTATGCACTATCTCAAATGGATGAATAATCGTGAAGTACGTAGTCGTGTGTTCTTACAACGTGTTATGAAGTGGGTAGAATGGTTTAAAGATTGGATTATTGATAGAGCTATTATTAATCATGAAAAAGGACGTGTTGTTTGGATTTTGACTGTTACTTCTGAAAAGATGAGGAAGAAGTTGGGAAATGTTGTTTCGGCTCCTGCTGGTGGGAAGATTAAAGTAGAAACTCCTAATAGGAAATGGCAACCAGTATCAGCTGACATTAGAGCTGATAATGTAAAGGAAGATGGGATGTTCTTAATGTATCAAATTTGTACAGGTGTTTCAATACCACTACACGTACTTACCCAGAGGGTTTCAGAACAAGTTTATAGTTCTATTCGTAAATCGGAGACTCCATTTTCAATGGCTATTCTTGATAAACAACACACATTAGCTGAAAATTATATTAAGCCAATTCTTAGAGAGGTTATTAGAACTGCTGCTAAATCGGATGGTAATAAATCGCTTAATAGAAAAATTAGAATTGATGATTATGTAAGAGAATCTGTTAGACGTGAATTTAAAGGTATTTTAAAAGATTATCGCAATGATAACATTGATGCTGATGGTTTATTGGAGTCTATTAAGGAATTGAGTGATAGGTCGTTACAAGACATAAGAAGTAGCAAAAGAGCTGCTAGGGCTAAAATAAGGCTTTCTAGGAATCTGGAAAGTTTACGTAAATCTTGTAATAAATCTTATGTGAAATTGATTGAATCTGGTTTTAACGAAGAAGCAATTCAGGAGGATGTAAATGAGATACTAGCGGAAGCTTATGATTTATTTGAGAGTGGTGTTACGGTTCAGATTAACGCTGAAGAATGTCCTGTTAAAATAACATTTCCTGATCTTGTTAAAGAAGATTATCTTGAAATGGCTAAGGTTCTTAAAATCTATGATGAAATTGGATTGTATAGTAAAGAAACACTTAGAGAAAAATCTGGTTGTGATGATCCAGCTAGAGAGAAACATCTTATTAAACAAGAAATGAAAGAGTGGAGACAGCGTAGACAAAAAACACAACAAAGACAACAAGATAATGCAGAAGAAGATGGTTCCTCTGAGGAGGAAACTTCTGAAGGGGAATCGTCTGAAGAAAACAATGAATCCTAAAAAGAGAGGAAATTATGTCTAAACAAAATAAAACTGCTCAAGCATTTGAAGAACAACAGAAAGGAAAGGAGCCTGAATCTGATAACGAACCAAAACGAGTGGCTGCATTAACGATTTCGTTATATGATAATCATCGTTTTTCTATTGAGCCATACACATCAGTAGATGGTGAAAAGTTTAGAGCTGATTTTCAATTAATACATCTATTTGCGTCCTTTCTTCGTAAATTATGTAATCAAATGGAAATGGGCGAAGCTCTTAATAATATTCTTACTGTTGAGAAGCAAGAGGTAAAGGATGATTAATGATGATTTTGTTGACCAAGTAAGATCGCTGTTAAGCTCTTTATTTCTTAGGAAGAAAAAGTATAATTTAATTTCAGAACAAACTTGGTATCGGTATAGTTACTGTTTAAAGAGATTGTGTAAATATTTGGAGAATAGAGAATTTGATGATTTTGATGATTTGGTTCTGGCTGTTAATGATTGGAAAACTCAATCTAATATTTCATTGACTATTAGTAAGAAATTTCTAGATACTGCATTTATAATAAGAATTATCAACAAACAATAGAAAGGAACGACTATATGAGTGTATTAAGTCCTGAATGGGATGACAATCGTCAAGTTATCCTAGATGATAGATATGCTTTGGAAAATGAAGAAAATTATGAAGATATTGCTAAAAGAATTGATAATGAAGTAAATGTTGATATTTTTGAAGAGCTTAATAATTTTGAATTTGTACCTGCTGGCAGGATGCTGGCGGGTATTGGTACTGATACTACTAAAACTTTTTTTAATTGTTACGTTATAGGGTTTAGAAATATTGATGGTAAAGGTATTGATAGTAGGGGTGCTATATCGGATTTAAATAGAAGAGCGTTTGAGATTAGTGCTCGAGGAGGTGGATTTGGGGTCAATTGGTCTCCTTTACGTCCTACTAATAGTGATGTTAGTGGTGTAAATGGAAAATCGACTGGCCCCTTGTCTTTTATGACTGCTTTAGATTCACTAATTGAAACTGTATCTCAGGGTGGTTCAAGGAGGGGAGCTCAGATGTATGGTATGGAAGCTTGGCACCCTGATATTAGAAAATTTGTTTCAGCTAAGAGTGATTTAGAAAAATTAAATAATGCCAACCTTTCTGTTTTTGTCAGTGATAAGTTTATGCAAGCTGTTAAAAATGACGATACTTGGGAATTAATGTTTCCTGATACTGATTATGATGGTTATGATGAGGAGTGGGATGGTAATATTTGGAAATGGATTGAGGAAGATAAACCAGTAATATCATATGATACTATCAGTGCTAGAAAGTTATTTGATTTAATCTGCTCATATGCTCATGATAATGGTGAGCCTGGATTAATTTTTTTGGAAAGATACAATAAACTGAATATTCCCTGTCAAGATGAAAGGATTATTGCCACGAATCCGTGCGGAGAACAGGGACTATCAGAAGATGCTGTGTGTAACTTGGGGGCTATTAATTTAACTCAATTTGTGGACTTTGATGAAAACAAAGTTTTGTGGGAAAAGTTAAAAAAAGTTGTTCATAAGTCTGTCGAATTTTTGGATGAGATTATTGATATAAACCCATACTATCAAACTAAAACTAAACAGCATCAGGAAGTGTTTAGAAAGATAGGTCTTGGGTTTATGGGATTAGCTGATTATTTTATTTTGCGTAGAATTAAATATGGAAGTCAGAAATCTTTAAATGAACTAAGAACTATAATGGGGTATATTCAGCAGGAGGCTTTTCGTAAGTCATCTTTATTGGCTAAAGAAAAAGGTGCAGCTCCGATTTGGGATGATTATATGTTAGATAATAGATATTTAATTCAACTTGATCCTGAAGTTAGAGAATTGATTAAAGAGTATGGGTTACGGAATACAAGAATATTAACAGTAGCTCCTACTGGTACTACAGGAAGTTTGGCAGGGGTATCTTCTGGGGTTGAGCCTAATTTTGCATATGAATTAGAGAGAGATGATCGTATTGGAAAAAGGAAAGATATACATTGGATTTATCCTCAGAGAGAAGAATTAGGTTTAGATGAGGGTTTGTTTGTAGAATCCTCTGATTTGTCCTATAAAGAACATATTGAGGTACAATCAGTAGTGCAGAATTATGTGGATTCTTCTATTTCTAAGACAATTAATGCTCCTAATGAAGCTACTGTTGAAGATACTAAAGATGCTTTTATGTATGCTTATGATCTTTCATGTAAGGGAATTACTTATTATAGAGATGGCAGTCGTCAAGGTGTTTTAAAAAAGAGTGAGGAAAAAAAAGAAGAAGTTTCTGAGCTTGAAAAAATGTTTAAACAGGCTGGCGATAGTGTTATTCCTAATGAAGTTAAAATTCCTAAAGAACCTCCTGTGAAATTGTATAAACGTAAGGATAATCATTCGAAGAAGTGGTACTTTTTTATTGCTTTTGCTGATAGAGATTGTACACGGCCTTTTGCTTTATTTATAAAAACCAATAATTACGCAAAAGGGGAAGTTAGAGATTGGATTATTTCTAAAATGGAGAGGTTATTGATGAAGAAAGGTATTTCTGAAGAAATATTGGATGAACAATCCAAGAAATATTCTGGGCAATCTAATGTTGATAAGATTGCTAGAACAATAGGAGTTGCTTTACGACACAATATTAAAATAAAAGATGTTGTTGAAGTTTTGGATTCATGTGAGCCTGAGTTTTCTTCCTTATTATTTCATATTAAGAAATTATTATCTAATTTTATTTCTGATGGTACGGTTATTGAATATGAGAAATGTCCTAAATGTGGCGGTAAATTGGTGTATGAAAGCGGGTGTAAGTCTTGTGTTGAGTGTTTTTATTCAGGTTGTAATTAAGTTTTATAGAGGAGATGTGAAAAAAATCCCGATTTTCTGAATTAATTATCAGAAAAAAGGTTGACATTATCATATAATATTGTTATATTATAGTGTCGTTAAATTGATAACTGAACTATACTATTTTTCAATATTATTATTTTATTAGAATAAGAGGTGATACAAATGGCAAAAAAAGACCCTGATGCAGATGTTAGAAATCGAGGGGATTGTGTTTTTCCAAGTGGTAGTAAGTATGTAGATGATGATAAAGATCATTTTCCAATTAACGACAAAGATCAAGCTAGAAATGCTTTAGCAAGAGTTGCTCAATATGATAGTAAACCTAATTGGGCTACTGGAATTTCGTTGTCTGAAATAAAGAAGAAGGTTAAAAATGCTGTTAAAAATAAATATCCTGATATAGAAGTATCAAGTCAGGAAAGTAAAAAAGTTATATCCTTTGATGAAAAATTTACGACTACTTTAAAAGAATCGGATGTTGATTTAGAAAAAGGTCAGGCAAAAATTACGGCTATTGAGCAAGGCTGGTCAAATAATGGTTTTTATTATACTGAATCTGCTTTGAGAGATATTGTAAAATTACTTGGAAACAAAGGGAAGCTATTTGTAGATCATGTTTCTTCCAAATCGACTAAGCATGGCAGAACACTTTTTGAGTGGGCTGCTACTGTTAATTCTGTTATGTTAGAAGAAAATAAAGTTAAGGCGGTTATTGACTTTACTAATAACCCAAAAACTAAGTGGCTTAAAGAAGAAGCCATGAAGCATCCAGAAGAAATTCAATTTTCTATTAATGCCAGGGGTAAAGCAAAAGCTGGAACTAAAGAAGGCAAAGATGGATATATTGTTGAATCAGTTAAGATATTAAAATCTGTTGATTTAGTCGATTATGCAGCTGCTGGTGGTGAGCTTGAGTCTTTCAGAGCTTCTGTTATTAACGATTTACAGGAAGCAGAATGGTCTACGCAATATATAAATAATTTACCCGATGGAGCTTTTGCTGTTATTGAGCCTGCTTATGTTGAGGGTGAAACAGATGATAAACGAGCTAGACATTTACCCCACCATACGCAGGAAGCAGCTAGCGAAGATGAAGGTGCTTATGCGACTGAGTCAGGTAGAGTAAGAGATGACAGCGATGCTACTGTTGATATGTCGCATTTAAGAAATGCTTTAGCAAGAGTGGGTCAAATTGAACCAGTTACTGATAGTATTAGTACTTCAGATTTGAGAGAGATAGCAAGAGAGCATTTAAAGAAACATAGAGATTTATTAGATACTGAGCAAGATAATAAAGAATCTATTCAGTATAGGATAGATGATTTAGAGGCTCAATTGAAAGAAGCTGTTAGTGTTATTAAGAATCTAAAAGATAAACAGAATAAGGAGGTAGATACTATGAAATTATCTGAAATGAAAAATGAGCATCCTGAATTACTCGAACAGTACCGTGCTGAAATTAAGTCTGAGATTGAAGATGAAGTTATTGAAGATTATAAAGAATCACAGAAGATTGTAGAAAAGATGGAAGAAAAAGAAGAAAAAATAAATGAACTTGAGTCTGAATTAGAAGATGTTAAAGAATCTAAGAAAGAGCTTGAAGAAAAGGTTTCTAATTTTGAAATGAGAGAAGCTATTAATGACAGAAAAGCAAAAGTTCAGGATTTGCTTGAAAATTCTAAACTAAATGTTAGTCTTAATAAACTTCCAGAATCTGTTCAGAATAACTTACTTGATCTTGATAAAGATGATAAAGAGGTTAAGGAAGCTATTTCTGATTTGGAAGAATTTGCGACTAACGATAGTATTATTAGCGGTCATGGTGAATCAAACCCTGATGATACAAAGAAAAATAATGACAATGATAACGATGAGACTGATCTGACTGAAAACGATGATGAAGCTCTCAGTGTTCTAAAATCATAACAATCAGGAGGTGAAATAGATTATGGATAACACAGCACAAATTAAGGTAAGACGTGTTTTTAATCAAAATACAATTTTTCATGTACCTGTAGAAAGTTCTACTGTTCTTGATGAGGGTGACCTGGTCAAAATTAGTAGTAATTATGCTGTTCACTTGGATTCTTCTGGTGATACTTGCTACGGATTCGTTGTAGATGGAAGTGCTGATGGCGATAGTCAGCCTGTGACTGTTGCAAAAGAAGGTGTATTAGAGATTGAAGCTTCTACTTCATTTAATATTGGAGATAAAGGTGGATATACAGCAGGTGGATCAGCAGCTGATTGGACAGTAGGTAACAACGCTAAATCTTACGTTGAATCTACAGAAGAATTAGACTCTGGTGACAGAGGAAGATTTTATTTTAAAGTTTAAATATTGTATAGGAGGTGAAAGTTGATATGATCAGAAAAGGTGGATTAAAGCAATTAATTGAATCACATAAAGATAAAGTTAGTAATGGTAATATTGCTAATATTCGAGCTGCTAAACAGTTTGGTCGCCTGATGGATAAAGGAGAAATTTCTGTTGATGACATTTCCTTTAAAGCCCTCATGGAAGCTGCTGTTGAAGCTGAAGGTATGGAAGAAGTACCTTCTGATGTTGAGGAATTGAAAGAAGCTGTTTCTAAATCCAGTTTCCCAAAAATGACTAAATATGTCATTTCTAAGATAGCGATTCCTGAGTTCGAATATAGAGAAGAAGGTTTACAACCTCTCTACACAGAAGTTGAAACTAATAGTTCTTCAAGAGAACTACTTGAAGGATTAACCGCAGCTGAAGGTCTTGCATATGTAGCTCCTCAAGAGCCATATGAAGGAATGGACTTCGGCGAAAAAACAGCCAAAATCCATGTAGATAAATTCGGTAGAAGAATTGATCTACCTATGGAATTGGTTATGGAAGATAAAAATGGTAGAATTAGAGATAAAGCTAGCCAAATTGGAGAAAAATTTGGTGAACAGTTTGAAAAGTTTATTATTCAGACTGTTGAAATAGATACTAGAGATTTGATTCCTTATGAATCTACATCTCGTGCAGCTATCTTTAATGATACTACAATATCGAAAGGTAATTTCTATTCTGACGATCATTCTAGTGTTAGTGGATTAGATGGGCAGACCAACGATAATGTTGCTGCTCCTTCTTCAGCATTTAGTGTTGATGGGCTGAAAGCAGGTTTAACTCTGTTTAACAGTATGAAAGATGAAGAAGGCGATCTGATTACGGTTATTCCGAAGATTATTCTAACCAATCTCTCTAATGAGATTGAATTATGGAAAGTTCTTAATACTGCTGCTAAACCAGGTAGTAATGAGAACACTAAGAATTACTTCGGGCCACAAGGTAAGAAATCATTTGATGTGGTTTCTTCACCATTTCTTAGCGTCAGTGATGGCTATTACATGGGTGACTTTAAGAAACAGTTAGTAGTTGTTTGGGGTAAACGTCCTACTGTAACTACTAATCATAATTCTGAAGACTCATATAGTCGTGATATTGTTAGCTCATGGAAGATTAGCACTATATTTGGTGCTGGTCATCGTGATTACAGATACATTGGTAAAGTATCTGAGTCAGCTTAATAGATGATAATTAAAGAGGGGAGTTTTTAGCTCCCCTCTTTTATAAGAATTGAGGGTTGTTATGTCAGTAGATTTGGATTCTTCGCACCTTGATAAATTGAGAGAGAAAACTAGACAATTACCTGAGTTTCCTCAAGAGCGGTTTATTGTTGGTAGTCGGTTTTATGAGTATAATGTTCATGATGGATTGTGTTTTGCTAGGCATTTATTTAGCGATGATAATGTTAGTGTAGCAGTCTGGAAAAATGAGGAGGGCTCTGAATTCCCTGCTCATAGACATGAGGAAAAAGAATGGTTGATTGTTTTTAAAGGAAAAATGGAAGCTTACATTGAGGGTGAAGGTACTATAACTGTTGAGAAAGGTCAAAGTTTGATATTAGAACCGAATATAGTTCATTCAATTAAATTTCTTGAAGAAACACATTCTATTGGGGTAACAGTACCTAAATCAGAAGATTTCCCACAGGAGGTTACAGGAGATGGAACCAAAACATACTAGAGATGGAAAAAAATTAAGTACTTGGAATGAATGGGGTAATCATATTCTATTGGAGCTGCAGCGTCAGAATGATTGTATTGAATCCTTAAATAAAAAACTATCCAGTATGAAAGAGGATAGTAAAGATGATGTTAGTGACATGAAGGATGAGCTAATTGAAAAAATAAATGATTTAGAAGTAGAATTTAATGCTTTTAAATCTAGAATGCAGGTAAAATCTGGAGTTTGGGGTTTAATTGGTGGGATGATTCCCACGGCTATTGCCCTTATTTATATAATAATTAGATTGAGTACAGGATAAATATATGAATAAAGTCTTGATATATCTTTTGATTTTTATAATAATTGTCACTGGTGTATTTGCTTTTAAGAAATATATTGATGCTAATCAGTTGCAGCAGGAAGTTGCTGCTTATCAAGATAGTTTGGATGATACTCATGGTACTGTAGAAAAATACAAAAATTTATATAAATCTAAATCTAGAGAAGTAAAAGATATTAAATCTGAGAATGATTCTCTTAATAAGTATTTAGATAAGCTTGATCAGGAAATTCATATACAGTCAAATATCATAGAGACTCTTTCTGATAGTATTAAGAATTTAGAAACTTACCCTGATACAGTTTATATGGAAGATTCTTCTTTTGTTTCGGTTAGAACTTTTGCAAAAGATTTTAATTGGTTATATTTATCAGGGTGGTTTGAAGTTAATAAACCTTACCGTATAACGTTTGATTCTGTATATTGCGAGGTTGATTTAGAAATCAATTATGTTAAAAAAGAAGCTGGATGGGATACATATGTGGATTCTAAAAATTCAGGAGTTGTGATTGATGATATAAAAACTCGTATAATTACAGATGATCCATCATTTTATGATAAACTTGGTTTTAATGTGGGAGTGACAGGAATGAGTAAATATTTATTTTTATATGGTCGTGTATCATATGATCAGCTAGGAATACACTTAGGATATGGTACAGGGGGGCCAGTTTTAGGAATTGATTATAAAATAAAATAGAAAGGAGTGATTACATGGCGATTCATAGATATGATAGAGAATCTGAGGAAATTGTTGCTAATCGTAATATATATAGTCAGTTTAATCCACGAAAGAAGTTAGATATTTCGGATGGTAATTGGAATGCGATGATTATAAATAATCATTATACGTATTTGGAAATGAAGTCTGACTTGAAGTTTAGACGTAGATATAAGAAGAAAACTAATATAGTTCAAATTTCTAAAATAGAAGATAATGGGGGTGGAAAATTAAAGGTAACTACAGAAAATTCACATGGGTATTCAAATGACGATTATGTAGTGTTGGGTGGATTTGATTATAAAGATTTAAATGTACTAGGACAAGTTAGTAGTGTTACGGATACTACATTTGAAATTACTACTATTTCGTGGAGTTCTGATTATTCTGATGAAACAGGGTATGTTTGTTCGGTTACAGATTCCATTGACGGTGACGAGCTACCAATTAGTGCTCTTAATAGTTTTACTGATAATATTTCTTGGGGAGAGTTAGAAGATTATTCTCCTGAAGTTTGGGATGAAGAAGGTATTACATATGGGGAAGATGCTGTATTAGTTTTATTTGTAAAGCCTGCGAGTAGTGAATCTGATAAATATCTTTATGTTACGGAAAGGTAATTATGTTAAGAAAATTATTAGATAGAGATCAGGGAAATATATTAGGTAAGTTATATAGTAATAATTTTTCTTTTGGTAATGATGTAATTGATATTCTGCAAAACAATGCAGCACTTGACTTAATAGACGAACCTTTCACCATTCAATCCGACCAGACACTCGATTGGGGCGACGCTCAACTACATGATGGTATATTCCTTTCTTTCGACGGCGAGAATGACTATGTAGACCTGGGTAAACCATCCTACCTGGATTTCACACCTGGCACAGACGAGTATGCTGTGTGGGGGTGGTTTACTAGCGATTCCGGTGGTAATTCACTTCAATCTATAATAGAATTAACTGATTCTTCAAATAAAGATTTTGGTCAACTACGGTTATTTATATTCTATGATGATACAAACGGCTATCACTTCAGATTATATTTAGGTGGTGGATACTTGGCCAGAAAATATTTCTTCCCGGATGGAGTAGACTACGGAGATGGGAACTGGCATTTCTTTACTTTGAAAACCATTGATGATAGTAATCTGGAATTATATGTAGATGGTAATCAACTTGAAGAAACCTACAATCATGCAACAGGTACAAATAAATATGATGGTGATATTATATTAGGTAAGACAGTTGAAGATGCTTGGTGGTGGGACGGCAACATGCACACTTTCGGCTTTGCCAAGAATGATTCCATTTATTCCAAACTGACTGAATCTAATATTAACTGGTTGATGAATAATCCTAATGCCACGCCTGCTCAGATTAGAGATAAATTGAACCTAAGTACAACCCAGACCGATGGTATCTATACTGAAGGGCTGGTAGGTTTATTCCCAATGGCAGAAGGTTCTGGGGATTATATTATTAATGTTGCGCAGGGTTTGGGGGAAAATGTATGCACAAATAGTTTTGATTGGGTTGATTCTGATGGTGATGGTGTAGCTGATGATTGGGGTAATGACTATGACGAAACACACGCCTGTAGTATAGTATCTGGAAATGGATTTGATGGCAGTGCACAAAGATTTGAAGTATCAGATAGTAATGCTGAACAATGGCAGTCACAAATATTTTATAATGGATATAGGTTGAATGGAAATCAACCATATTATATTACTGGGAAATTTAGAGGTACAAGAGACCTTGAAATTGGATATGACGCATTTGTTAAATTATCAACTGCAAAGGAAAGCAATGAAGGTAATGCTGTACGCTTTCATAGTATAGTTTATCACGATGATCCACATTGGCGTCCATGTTTTCATATAGATTCTGGAGGAACAGTTGGTGAATACTTAGAAATAGATGAAATAGAAATTAGGGCTATAGCAGCTGCCACCCTAAATGGCGCCACCTGGCAAACTGCTCAAGATACAGGTCGGCATACAGCCTTAGACGACTTCAATGTTACTGAAATCAACGTTAATAATATCATTCTCCCAGATAGGGGCTCAAATGCTGACATTCTGGGGAATAGTATAGACACTCTGCGAGGTAATGGTGCGAGTTTTAGTCCATATAGTTACGGTAGTTTTGATGCTGTTACGATACCATCTTCAGGAGGGTTTATTGTAATTCAATTTCAAGCAAGAAGTGCATTAGAAGGTAATTATGATGAATCGAATAGTTTATTAGGAAATAATAATAAATGGTCAAATTATATAGCATTACAAGCTCTAGGTTCTCCTGACAGAATATATATTGAAAGCAACAATGGGGATATTTGGGGAAACTGTAATGACGATATAGGTATATTGTCAAAATATATACTTATTATTAATGCTGATTCTGGAACAATAAATTCATACTTATCGATTGAAGATGGAACATTTTCACTTGAAGATACACAGAGTTCAATAACTGGAGATTTAATCTTATCTGAATTAACGAATCAACATTCAGAAATGAACGCAGATATAGTAATAAACTCCGTCCTACTCGGCACAGAACGGGCTTTGACAGAGGAAGAAATTAATATTATAAATAACTACTTAGGAGGTTAAATAACATGAATAGGTCAATATATTTTACTTTGACAGAAGAACTTTTAAACAACGAAATACCTCAATTTATGCAAGTCAAATATTATTCAGATCAAGAATTAGAAAATAACCCTAATCCTACTTGGCAAGACTTCCTTGATAACCAAGTAGCAACTACCAACTATGGTAGCCAAGGGATTGATAAGATACATAAAGCTACAGGGGAAACAGTAAAATTATTTGAGTTTCATGTTCCTTCTTTGCTTAACAAAGAATTATTAAGCCTTTTACGCATGGTAATATCGGGTAATCAACCGTCCTCAAATCTTGATTTTTATATCAGAATAGATGATCCAAGCGAGCAAATTCCTCGTATTTTGGTAGCAAAATATTTACCAAATCATTTAGGTGAAAATATGACTTGGACTGATTTAGCTACTTTGCCGAGCTGCCCTGATTATTTTCAGAAGGATAGTTCTTATTACCTCAATTTCCCTGATATAATTAATTTATTTTTACCTTTATTGCTCAAGTGTGGATATGAGGATAGTCCACCTTTAGTAGCAATTTATAATAGTCCAGAAGAAGTTGATAGATATTTAGATAATAAGGAGGAATCATTATGAAGAAATTAATAATTTTTGTTCTTTTGT